AGGATATCTTCACTGAATATTACGCTCTGAAACAGGATGCCCGGATAGAGGCGGAAGAGGCAGGTATCTTCCGTGACTTCGATCCTGAAGGTCCTTTCGGCAAGGCCAATGATATCATCAACAGGGTTCTGTTCGCAGATGACGAGAAGTTCATCAAGGATTCGACGGGTTCATATGCTCCCCTTGAGGACGACCTCGGGCGATTCAACTGGGATGAGCGGAACCGGAGGATGAGAAGCCTGATTGCCAAATTCAGTAAGGAATACGTGGATGATGCCACGGACCTGGCAAGGGAGAAGCTCCCTGAGTTTGAGCAACAACGAAGGAAGGCTGTGGACGCCATAGCAGAGACGGGCTACTGGGATGTCGAGACCACGGCTGCCGCCGAGTTGAAGATGACCTCGACGTGGGACGCCTATAAGAAGCTCACGATGGAAGAGGCTTCTGAGCGCGACAAGGACGAAGATATCCGACGGATCAAGAGCAGAGCCGAAGCGAGGAAGCTCCTGCTGCGGCGAAACAACAGGCATCCGGGCGGGCTGGAAGAGCTACTTATCAGATGGGGATATGTCACCAAGGGCATAATAAGTAGGATGGGACCGGCATTCTTCCAGACTCCACCAGGGCCACGACCCCCTCACGTCCAGAAGATGCCGCGTTTATAACATCGCCCTGGCACCCACATGGTGGGGGTTGTGACTTGACAATCACAACATCGTGTACTTATGCTAATGCGGGGAGGGATATGTAATGACAATGGAGCAGACTGAGCAAGAAGTGGCGCCGCCGGTTGAGCCCGCTATCGGGGCAGTTGAGGAACCGGTCCAGTCACCGCTAGAGAACACTGTCACGGGTCAGGCAGAAGACGGACCTGTCTCTGACGGGGCTGTTGCCGCACCCGCGGCGGCTCCGCCGACACCAACGCTTGATACTGGGGGGAGGACGGAGCCCTCTCCGCCCCCACCGGGATACACGCCTGAGCAGCTCGGTCAGATGCAGCAGGCAGCCGCTCAATACGAGCAGGTGCAGGTGAGGGCGGCTCTCCAGAAGCAGGCTGACGAGCGCAGGCAGCAGTTGGAGGGGATGGGATACCTGCCTGAACAGGCACAGCAGTCGGCTGCTGAGTACATGCAGTTCCAAGAGCAGATACTCACGTTACAGAACCAGGGGGAAGCGTATGGGAGACTCATACGGCACGGACAGATGGAGGCGGAGGCGGTTGCCAAGAGGTACAACCTGGGTATAGACGACCTGGCGGAACTCAGGAGGTATCAAGACCCCCAGTCAATGGAGAGCGCCGCCAAGAAGATGTCAGGTGACAGGGAGCGTGACACAGAGTTGGCACGGCTGAGACAGGCGCAGGTGCCTGCCCAGTCGTTCGACAACAGTCAGGGCAACCCACAAGTGGCTGCCAACGAGGGAAGCTGGCTGGATCGGTACAATGCTGGTGACAGGTCGCCTAATGCAGAGGCGGCTGCCAGAAGGGCGGCAGGGTTCAGTTAGTTTACCCGGGAGGTAACAGGTAATGCCACAGACAGCGACGACGGGAAATCTAGAGAACGCTCAGAAGATAATCATCGCGGCCTCACGTTATACGGAGGAGCACAACGCACCTGCTCTGGCGTTGATCGAGTCCTTCAATCTCGCGAAGGGTGCGAAGCAGGTCACGGTGCCCAAGGTGGGCCAGATGTCCATGAACGACCTCACGGACGGTCAGGACATCGTGGACGAGGAAGACATCCAGATGACTACCGTTGACCTCACGGCCAGCGAGGTTGGCGCGAAGGTGATATTGACGGACAAACTCATCAGGCAGAGTGCCGAGAACGTCTTCTCCATAGTGGGGAGGCAGCTCGGTGACGGCATGGCCCGGAAAAAGGATAGGGACGTGGTTGCCCTGTACTCCGGGTTCGGTACTGACCTCGGTGCTGGGAACAGGTCTATGAGCCTCGCCAACGTCAGCGCCGCTGTTGCCTATGCCAAGGGGAAGAAGTTTGGCAGCCAGGTCTATATAAACCACCACCCGTTCGCGGTGTGGGACGTTGCCAATACGGCGGTGACCGCTTCCACGACGTACCCGGTACCGCGTGGTTGGTCCGAGGACCTGTTGGGCAACTTCTTCAGCGGCCTACGCCCTCTCAACGGGGTGCCGATCTTTGAGGACGGGAACATATCCATCGACAGCAGTGACGACGCGATCGGTGTCATAGCCGACAAGTCGGCACTTGCGGTCCTGAAGTCCGTGGACACCAGGACGGAGCGTCAGCGGGACGCATCCCTTCGGGCCACCGAGCTCGTCATGACTGCTGACTACGGCGTGTTCGAGCTTGACGACTCCAAGGGTGCGGCACTCACTCTAGACGCTTCGACACCTGCGACTTCCTAGTAGGGAGATAAGTCCAGAATGGCATTCACTACGAAAGAGCGCACTGAGATGCGCGAGGAGTTGGTGGGACAGGGTTTCTCTTGGGAGTACATCGATGAGTGGCAGCCCAAGACGACCCTGTACCGCCACAAGGCGATGGTCACCCCGAATGGTGAGGTGATCAGCCCTGTGGGGACGGCCCTGAAGGGCTTGCCCGGGAACCCTGACTACGTGCTGCGGAAGGCGAGGTCAGGGTTGCTCCCCAACCTTCCCGGTGAGACCTGTACGTGCAGATGGTGTGGTGGAGCCGTGGAGACCCCGGAGGATTCTGCGGCGACAGGTCAGCAAGAGATGGTGTCTAAATGTCCTGACTGTGACATCGTAGTGACCGCGGCAACCTATCAGGCTGCCGGGGCCAGGTTGAGGGCTCACAGCAAGACACATCACTCCCAGGACCTGTAGGTACAACTTCCCGGGCGGCTGTAACGATAGGCCGAGGCCGCCCACAGGGACACGATATCGGCCTATCGCAGGGCTCAGTACCTGTAAGGAGGTTCTGTTATGGCGTTTCCAGCAACTGTCCAAGGCGCTCCGGGCCTAGAGAAGGGCCACACGAGTGGCAAGAAGCACCGTCTGGGTACTCGCATGGAGCTTCCAGACGGGCGCGTGTTTTACTACGGAAAGTCGGCCGAGGCGATCACGGCCGGTAAGCTCGCTATGGCAGGTGCCACTTCTTCAGGCCACATCAAGGACCTGGCGATAGCGGCGGCAGTATCTGCCGGGGCTTCCCAGATAACGATCACCAACGCCACCACCGCCATCACCGGTTCCGGTAAGTTCACCGGGAACTTCGGCACTGACGGCGACTATGTGGAGGGCTATGTGTTCGTGAACGACGCTGCCGGCGAGGGGCAGATGTGGCAGATCAGGGACCATTCCACTGCCACCTCCAGCGGGACTCTCACCGTTGACTTCCACGACACCGACACGGTGTCCACCGCACTCACCACCAGCTCTGAGGTAGGACTCGCCAAGAGTATGTACGCCGCAATCGAGGTCTGGGACCTCAGCGACATCGACGGGCCGGTGGTAGGCGTTCCCAACAGGGATCAGACCTCGGGTTACTATGGCTGGTATCAGACATCCGGCCCGGCGGCTGTTCTCACGAATGGTACGTTCGTAGTGGGTAACCAGTTCATGACCGGCAGCTCTACTGACGGTTCCGGTGACGTGGCCGCAGACAACATGAGTGCAGAGATCCTACTCGGCACGGTCATAAACGTGGCTGCCACCACTGAGTATTCGTTGGTGGACTTGCAGATACGGGCATAGTGCTAACTGAACTCTGGACCCCACAGGGGGTTACGGGTCACTCCGTAGCCCCTGTGGGGCGCAATGCCGAGACTGGCGAGGCCATCCAACAGCACATCTTCAGGGTGCAGGACCCCGTCACGGGCAAGAAGCACAAGTTCTGCATCCTTGCCGATGAGGACACCTCACAGGCCCACCTGGAAGACATGGTCTCGAGCGCAGTTGACAGGTGGCTGACGGAGGTCAGGCAGAGAGACCACAAACCCGCCCCTACGCCTGAGCAACGTAAGGAGATCGGGAGGATCCTGAACGATATCAGGACTAACAGGATGAAACGCGCCGAGAGTTCCACCGGGCGCATTCACTACTCTGGGTCAAAGGGAGGCCGTAATGGCGAACACAGAGGTGAGGGTTAACGAACAGGACCTGGCGTCTGTTCTACAGAAGAAGATAGGCGAGACCGTCAATCTCCAGCTCCAGGTAGAGGCGATGGCACGGGTCATTGCCGAGCAAGACGCAAAGATTGCCGAGATCGAGGGGCAGGTGTTCAGCTCTAATGGCAAGGAGGATCTAGATGCCGGCAGTAGGGAAGAAGAAGTTCCCATACACAGCCAAGGGTAGGCGGGCTGCGGCGGCATACGCGAAGCGGCGCGGCAAGAAGGCCCGAAAGACCAAGAAATACTAAAGGGGGCCAGTCATGCCTGTAGTACAGGGCAGGACCCGAGCCCAGATACGCCAGTCCATCGGCTATAATCTCGGCGCTCTCTATGTGTCGTCAGCCAGCGGGAGTGGGTCTACCACCACGATAGTAGACAACACCCTCATTGGCGGGGACGACAACTTCAACGGCAAGTGGATCGTGTTCAACGACGCCAACGGGACGACAGGGCAGGTCACCCGAGTATCTGACTACACCTCGAG